CCCGAGATCGATTGGAGCCGCTCCAGGATGATCGGCGGCGCCATCACATCGTCGGGCTTGTCGCCGTAGGTGAGGTCATACATGTGGTTGGTGGTCGGCGTCGCCTCGATGTCGATAGACCAGTCCGGGTTGAGCGTCCACCGCTGGCAGCGGCCCTCCGCGTACTTCCGGTTGGAGTTGTCGGGGTTCGGGGGGAGCCAGTCGTGCTCCATCGACACCACATCCCCGGCCATCGTCCGGAGTCCCAGGATGGTGGTGCGCCACCGGAGATCGCGGGCGCGGAGCTGCTCCTCGATGTCCGCGCCGCCCAGCTCCTCCCGCAGCCGGGTGGTGACTACGCGGGCGCACTGGGATTTCGAGCTGATGCCGGGGAACGTCATCGTGCTCATGTGGTACTCGGGCGAGTCGGGCGTCCCGACGTGCCGCGCGTGGTCGATGTCGTAAACCGTCACGTTGTTGAGCTGGAAGTCGAACTCCTCGTCCCCAAACTGGCCGGTCAACCAATTGAACTGCGGCTTGTGCGGAGCCACCTGGAGGCTCTTGAAGAGGATCGTGTCGCGCGTGTAGGCGTTGCCCACGTCCCGGACGCTCGAATCGTTCCTGATCCCGATCCACAGCTTTCCGTCGACGAAGGTGTAGAAGCCCAGGCCGCAGTTGCAGATTTCCCGGAGCCAGTCGCGGAGCGGCTTCCGCTCCTTGAGAGCGCCCCGGAAATAATACTGGCGCTCCTGGCCGTAGCCGATCACCTTGTCCACCATCAGGTCGGCGGTAGCCGCGGCTGAGATCGCCTGTCCGACGTCAAAGTGCTTCTCCATCTCGGCGGCGCTCACCGCCCCGCCCCGCGCCTCGTCCACCCGGAGCCCGATAGCGCGGAGGTACACGTTCACCGCCACCCACACGAAGTTGGAGAGCGCCGGTTGCCAGACTCGAGCCCCAGGCGCGGTCCACCTCCAGCCGCCGATCCCGCCAGTCACCACCACGGTCATCGCCCGGTCGGCCACCTTGGAGAGCTGGAGGCCCTTCTCATCGCTCCTCCGGATCTCGGCGAACGCGAGCCCAGCGGTGTAGGTCGATCCCGGTGGAGGGATGTTCCAGGGCGCCTGATCCAACCCGAAGAAATCCATCGTCCCGGCTGGATCGTTCCCCAGGATCCCGCGCCACCCGCCGTTCCGGAGCGGATCGTGGGGCGGCTGGGCGTCCAGGCGGTGGCGGATCAGGTCGGTCGAGTAACCGGAGATCGGCCCCTCCCCCACGATCCCCAGGGCGCTGTAGAAATCGCTCTCGTCCCGTCCTGCGGCCACGTCGCACGTGATATTCATCGGGGTGTCGGTCCAGATTTCCTGAACCGGCCGCTCGTACACCGTGTCCTGAATCACCGTGACGCTCGTAAGGTTGGATCGACCCCACCCCCATGTGCCGGTGGAGTTGTCCTTCACCCGGACCCGGTTGGGCGCCACGATAGAGCCGCCAAAACTCTTGGGCACCCCGCGCTCCACGCATTGCTCCCACGATTTCTCGCACCGGGGGAGCGAGCTGGTGGAGGGGCAGTACCGGCCCTTGTAGACCTTCCAGCAGGAGCGGGTCATGGTCCGGGTGGGGTAGCCGAGCCCCAGCTCGAATGCGCCATCGGTGGCCGAGAGGGTGAACTTGCCCTCGGCGTCGAAATCCCACGGGAGAGCGTAGCCCGACCACAGCCGGCAAATGTAGCGTGACTCCGCATGGAACAGCGCGAACCGGATCAGGGCTTTCTCCAGGTTGATCTGGTTGATCAGGCTGATCCACACGCCGTCCGCGTTCCCGAACGTAAACCGCGCGGTGTCGCTCGATTCCCCTATCGATTGCGAGATCCCGCCCCAGTCGATCAGCCGGGGGAGATACTCTATCGTGTCCAGGGTGATTCGCTGGTTGGACACGTAGATCGGCGCCGGGGCGGGGTTCGAGCCACCGTCTCTGATGGGCTTGGGCCGCGCCTCGATGGTGATCAGCGGGATGATCCGCTGCGCCTGCTCCCGGAGCGCCTCGGTGAACACGGTATCGGGGAACCGCGTCACCGTGGCCGCGCTGGTGTACGGCGCGTGCGCGGGCGGAATCTCCACCAGGGTGATTCCCGGCCCCCCGGTGAGCATCCCCATCAGCATGGGGAAGCTGATCGCCGGGTTCTCGTACCGGGCGGTGACGCTGATTTTCCTGACGTTGTTGTCCCAGTACTCGAATGGGAATTGCGCGTACACCCCTCGGGCCTGGGTCCAGTGGTCGCGGAGCAGCTCGTATTCGTTGCAGGAGAGATGGTCCTTCCGGACGCGGAACCGGCGGGCGCCATCCCCCAGGACGAAGCGCTGCTCCGTCTTTAATCCTCCCTGATCGAAGGAGTGGATGACAATCGGGACGTCGTAATCCATTCCCCCGCCCCAGTCGGAGCGGAGCGGGAAGGCTCCGATGGTCGGCGGGACGGGGATCGGGATCGGCCCCAGGTTGGCCATCAGGCCACCTCCCGCAGTGAAAGTCCCGCCTGGACGCGCGGGATCGCGGTGGTTTCGCTGTAGCTGCCATCGAACACCACGGTGTAGCGGCCGATGGGATCCTCGCCGGTCGGATCGTATGAAAACGGGGGGATGGTTTCACGTGGAACGTACACGTAGAACGGGATCCCCTTGTGGGCGAGGTAGAAGTTCCAGAGCTCGTCCCGCTGCGCGGTCGAGAGCGCCCTGGTGATCTGGAAATACCGGCGCGGGTTGAGCGAGAGGGCGACGCGCTCGCTGGCGCCGTCCGGGTACTGGTTGACCAGCGCCTCGTACCGCATCTCCACGGTGAAGGCGTTGGCGAGGATCCTGGGGAGGACTCCGACAGGCGTGGCTGGGGCGACAGGGTTGGGCATCAGGCCATCACCGTTGACGGCTCCAGCAGCGAGCCCCGGAGGTCGTTCCGGGAGGACCCTGCTCGGGTCGCAGCGGCGTTGGCTTGTGCCACGGTAGCGGGATTCTCCTGCATCACATTCACTACCTGGCCTGAGAACAGAGAAGTTGCCTGTTGCGGATTGAGCTGCATATACAGCCCCTGGGTCGCCCACTGGGTGGTGGTCGTGCCCACGTAAGGGCTCTGGACGAGCTGGCCGTTGTTGTAGACCGGCTGCGTCTGGAGCCCGCCGCCCGATTGCGCCATCGTCACCCCGTACATCGGGCGGGGCATGTTGGCCATCTGGCCGGTCGAGAGCGAGTAGAGCCGGACCAGCTCCTGGACCTCGGCGCTCCGGACGGCCACGGCGATATTGCCGCCGTACTGCTGCTTGGCGATCTCCGCGATCTGCTTCCGGATGTTGGCATCCGGGATATCGATCCCGTAGACCTGTTTGATGGCGGCGCGGATCTTCTCGTCCTGGGTTTTGATGAACAGCCGCGTGATCCCGACGCCCAGGCCTACCGCTGCACCGATCCCAGCGCCGATGGCTGCTCCCAGCGGGCCGCCGAACATCATCCCGATTCCGGCGCCGGTCAGAGCGCCACCCGCCGTGCTGCCGAGGACGCCCCACGCTCCGCCTTTTTTCCACGATGCCGCCATGATGCCCAGCCCAGCGCCCGCCATCAGCCCGCCTACCGGGTGCTTGGCGCCGAACGTCTTAGCCAATCCCCAGCCGGTCATCATCCCGCCGCCGACGCCCATCGCGAGGCCGCTCCAGCCGCCGCGCTGCATCCCGGCCATCATCACGGGCGTGCCGACAGCCGCCATCGCTGAAGCCATCCCTTTGGACCCCATGATGGCGCCCAGCTTCTCGCGGGGAGTCGCGCTCGCCCACGGGATCTGCACCATCCCGCCGAGCGGTCCGGGAACGGTGACGGGCTTACCGATATTGAAGGAGGCTTTGAGCTGCTGGATTTGCTGGGACCACTGGGAGGGCTGTCTCTGCCCGAGCCCCCAGAGCCCGCCCGTCATCACGGGATGACGGGTGACGGGGAGGCCAGCCAGCTCATCGAGGCTGGGCATCCGCTGCATGGGTAGCGGCATCCCCCAGGTTCCGGTCATCAGGTTGGGGAGGCCAGCCAGCTCACCGAGACTGGGCCCAGGCGCTGCCGTGCGCGCGGGGTAGCCGCCCAAACCGGCAGCGCGATTGATGGACGGCAGACCGGCGAGGTCATCGAGCGTCACCGGCTGGAGCGGCCCGTACCACGGAGCAGGCTGGCGCGGACCGTACCAGGGAGCAGGGCCGCTCATCCCCATTAACTTTTGCACCTTCCGTACGTAGTCCTGCGTCTCGGCGGGCAGCGGCCTGCCTCTTTTGATCGCCCGGTCGTAAGCCGCTGGCCCCATGTTGTACGCTGCCAGCGCGGCGGGTAGGTTGCCGTAGCGGTTGAGCAGCCGCCGCAGTTGCGAGGCGCCGCCCATCGCGCTCTGTCCCGGATCGAAGGGGTTGGTGATGCCCCAATCCTGCATGGTGGCGGGCATCAGTTGCATCAGGCCTTTGGCGCCCTTGGGTGAAACGGCGTTGGCGCGTAGGTTCGATTCCACCCGCGCGACGGATTCAAGAAGAGTTGCCTCCACGCCTGTCTTGGCGCTGGCCTCTTCAATCGCGTCTGCTATGACGTCGCGGGTGTCCACCCGGTCGGCCGAGCCCTGGCTGCTAAGCCGCTCCACCGTCTTGGCGAAGAGGACCGTGGCTTGGCCGTAGGCATCGACGGAGGTATCGAAGCGGTTGGCGGCTTGCAAGTTGCTGGTGACGATTTCCTTGTTGACCAGCGGGAGCGGCACGGCGTTGCCAAAGATCGGCACGCGGCCCCGGAGCTGCTCGTAGGCGGTCCCGCCGTAGGTGACCTGTCCGCGCCCCAGCATCCCGTAGAACGCTGCTGCCACCCGGCTGGTCACGATGTCCTTCATCGCTCCGAGGAACAGCGATTTCATCGTGTTGGTGACGGCGCGGAAAATACTCTGCGAGCGGTCGGTGAAAGCGTCGAAGAACTGGCCGACTACATCCCTGATCTCGCCGTACATATCGCGGCTCTGCTGGAGGATCGCCTCGTTGGTTTCCCGGTTGGCTTGGAGCCGGATCATCTCGATCTGCTGCGCCGTGTTCGTGGCAACGCGGATGGCGTTTGCCTCCACCGTCATCTGGCTCTGCAAGAGGGCCTTCTCAGCGAAATCGATAGCCTGTAGCGCCGCTTCTTGCGCCTCGGGAGCGAGTAGGGGGAGCCTGAGCTTTGTCTCCTCGATGGCCAGCTTTATCCGCTTCTCCTCCCGCTTGAAATCCGCCTCATCCGCAACCCTCCGCAGCTCTGCGGCATTTTTGATCGCGGCCTCCTGCTCATCCGCTACCGCCTTGATGATGACGAGACGGCGCTCCAGCGAGTCGTTGCCGATCCCTGCTGCTTCGATCTGGAGGGTGGCGATTTCCTTGACTCTCTGGACTTGATCGAGATCGGCCTCCCGCTGCCGCTTATCGTTCTCGTATTGCTCTTTGCCTATCTCATGCTCGATTTCGAGAGCCAGCGCTCGGAAGGTTGTGAGCTGCGCCTCGGCATCCACCAGCGACGTCTCGATCCGCTCCTGGTAGCGGTACATGAGCTTGGCTACCGGCGAGCCGATCAGCTCCTCGGCGCGGCCCTTGGCTGCGGAGAGGAGAGCGCGAGCAGCTTGCCGAGCGTGTTCAATCGCGGCCTTATCCACGTCCAGGATCTTCGGCCCCAGCTCCTCCAGTTTTTTGAGCTGCGCTTCCAGCGCCGTGATGTAGAGCTTGAGGTCTTCCGCGCCGAGCGACTTGGGATCGCCCATCGTCCGGAGCGCCTCCACGGGGAGCGCTGCGGCCAAGTACTTGGCGCTGAGATCTTGGATCTGCTTTTCGAGGAGGATTACTTTTTGCAGCTCGCCCGACAGCGCCAGCGCCGGGGGCGTTTCGGTGAGCTTGCCCTCCAGCTTCGTCCAGCCATTGATCCAGCGGTTGATCGCGTCGGGGCTGAGGAACTGGTCGATCTCGTGCGCCCACTTTCTGATGCCCTCCGGTATCTTGTCGGTCGGGAGCTTCACTATCGGGCCCTTCTCGGCTTGCCAGTTCCGGATGTACGTGTCCAGCTCCTTGGCGGCGGCTGCTGCCGCGATGATGATGCTGAATCGCCCGAGGAGCGGCCAGAACTTACCCGCGCCCGCTGCGCTCAGTAGCGTCATGGCGCCGCCGAGCCCGGTCAATGCCACCGCCAGAATCCCGACGGCAACGGCGACATCCTTGACCGGCTGGGGGAGCTTCATCAGTTCCGGCGCGAGGTTCACCACCACGTTGAGCAGCTTTTGGAGGTTGTCGACCGCCTTGATCGCGTTGGGCGATAGCTCCTTCCCCAGCGCCGCAGCCGCCAGATCGATGTTGAACGCAAACAGTTTCCAGCGCTCCGAGAAGACCGTCCGTTGCAGCTCCTGGAGCTTCGCCGGATCGACCATCTTGGAGAGGCCCTCTTGCAGCACGCGGAGCGCGGCCTCCGCGTTGATGCGGCCCTGCTCCATCAGCTTGGTCAGTTCGACCTCGCTCACGCTCCGCTTCAGCTCCTTCGACATCGCCTCCGCGAGCATCCGCGCGGCGGGGATACCGGCCTCGCCAAACTGACGGAAGACTTCCTGCGCGTTCACTTTCCCTTTGGACTTGATATCGGCAAACGCCTTGGTGAGCTGGTAGATCAGCAGCTCGCCGCCGCCCCGGATCTTGGCCACGGTGGCGGTGATGTCGGTGAGCTTGGTGGCCTCGTACTCGGTGAATCCCGCCGAACGCAGACGGATCCACTCGGCGGCAAGCCCCTTGATCTCGGTGCCGGTTTTCTTTGCGATCTGGATGAGCCCCGTGAAGGCCGCGCCCGCGATCTCCGCGCTGGAGGCCATCGCTTCTATCGAAATCCTGGCGGTCTGGAACTCGCTCGTGATGGCGAGGATTTCCTTGAACGCCCGCACGATCCCCATCGAGGCGAGCGACTGGGTGAGGCCGACGACGGCGCTGTCGAGTCCCTTGACCGAGTTGGCAGCCTTCCCCGCGCCGCCGCCAATCGAGACGTTGACCTTGTTGGCGGTCACACCCAGTTGGGCGATGAGCTGGTTGAGCTGCTGCATGGACGCAGCGGCTTGGCCGCTCCCGACGACTACCCGGATGAAGATCGTGTTAGCCACGGCTACTCTGTTTCATCTGCTCGTTCGTGTACTTGTTCCGCTCCTCGTTCAAGATCCGGAGGAGGAGGAAGTCCAGGTAATCGATGTCCCGGAGCGTCACCGAGAGCCCCGCCTGTATCGCGAAATCGAGATCGACTACGCGGGATATCATCTGGCCGCGTGGAGAGGCCAAATACTCGTCCAGGAGGCTCCTGGGACACTCGGAACAGGGCAACGCATCCGGCCCTGGCTCCGGGTCTAAGTTCAGCACCTCCGGGCATTCGCTGGGGGTAGGGCATAGATCCTGCGACCTCAACATCCGGTGAAGAACGAACCGGGGCGAAGGCGCTTCCGGCCAAGCGCCGCCGCCGCCTAAAAACTGTCATCGCGGTCGAGCGGTTGCGCGAGCTGCTCCACGAAATCGATAGCCTGCCTGACCGCCACGTCCTTGTGGAGAATCGAGGGCGAGCCCTGCTGGCCCCGCGCTTCTCCCTTGCACCGCTCCCACAGCTCGCCCGAAGCCTCCAGGTTTTGCCGGCTCTCGGTCTGGTTGTGCGGGAGCTGGATGGTCCTCGCCTGTTTCCGCTTGAACGCGAGGATCATATCGGCGGTCGGGAGGTCGAGCGTGTGGGTGATCCGCCCGCCCTGCACCTCCATCTCCACCTTGAGCCGATCCCCCTCCAGCTCCACGTTCTGGACGTCGCACCCGGCGATCATATCGAGGAGCATCGAGGCTTCCCCCGGCGTCACCTGGGGAGTCCCGTTGACCGAGATCGCCTCGAATACCTCCAGGTCGACGCGGGGGTTGTGCTCGCGCTCGAACTCGCTTCTCCCCCGCCCGAGCGTCCGGATCAGAATCCGCTGGCCTTTGGCCCGCCGCGTCCACTCCTCGTCGGTCGGCCAGCGGAGTTCGATCTTGCTGCGCCCCGCCGCGAGCGGGAAATTCTCCAGCTTGAAGTTTGCGTTTGAGTCGAACATATCGTCCTCAGAGCCCGAAGATTCCGTCCACGCCGGTCGTGGCGCTCATGGTGAGGAGCGGGTTGGTCCCGTCCTTGATGGGCGTCACGGAACAGTCCACGGTCACGATCCCGTCCTGGTCGGCGTTGGTGACGGAGTTGAACTGCGCCTTCGGGATCTCGATTCTCATCCCGTGCTTGTTGACGCCCGCGATCACCGCGCCCGTGAGCGTGATGATCACCGGCCCCGGCGTCTGCGTGATCAGCGCCATGAATTCGGGCTGGCCCTTGATGGCGCGGGCGGTGAAGGTGAGCGAGAACTCGCGCATCCCGTACTCCATCCGGCCCCGGATGGCGAACCCGTTGGCGTCCACGCCGGACCCCGGATAGAAGCCGCTGTCCAGCCGGACGTTGTTGTTGAGGCGGAACTCGAGTCGGACAAACGACTGGTTGAGGATGTAGTCGATCCCGCCCACGTTGATGGTGGCCGATGCCGCGTTGAGAAAATGCTCGGTGGTGACGGGGGGCCAGGGCGTGATGTCGCTGGGCGCGGCGATCTTTCCGGTCCCCACCCAGGTGGAGGTCACCCGGCAGTTGGCGCGGCCGGGCCCCGACTCCATCGTGATGGTGAACTCCTGAACCACGCAGCCGATCAGGGCGCGGTCCACGATGGAATCCGGGGGCGTCCGGATCTGCTCTCCCACGGTGAACGCGGGGAGGTTGATGCAAGCTACGGCGGGATCGGACGGGATCGCGGCGTAGGTGTAGCCGGTGCCCGCAGCGGTCTTGGTGGCCTGTCCCGTGGAGAAGCAGAACAGCCACGCGAGGTACTCCGAGGAGGCGAACTTCTCGATGGGCACCGTGACGTCCATCGATGTCGGGTAGACCTCGGTAGCGAACTCGTCGCCCTTCCCGATATCCTGCGCGTTCGTCTCGGTATTCGCGGCGACGGTGGAGAGCGCCGGGTTGGTCTTGGTGAGGGACCACAGCTCGGCGGGAGCATTGGCCGTTCCGAGATCGGGCTGCGGCTCCTTCCCGAATGCGATCTTGGTTTCCCGGACGTTGGCTGGGCAGTTGGCTGGGGCGGCTCTGGGCCCGTTGGTTTTCGGCGGCGGCGGAAGAACGTCGGTGCTCATGGCTAGTCTCCTGTCTCCTGCGTCACCGTCTTGGTGACGAAGTAATCAATTCCTTCCTCGTCGATCACTCTGTCCTGGGAAATGATGCTGGTAGGAAGGACTCCTGAGATCAGCGGGCAGCGGTCCCAGCGTTGGCCGTCTCCGGGGTTGGGGTACCCGTTAGCCAGCGCGTCGAGGATTTCCAGGGCGGAACCGCCTCGCTTTGCTCGCGCAAAGATATCTATGGTGTGGACCCAGCCTAACATGGTTTCCCCGGAGCGTTCCAGGGTGGAACCCGACCACGAACAAAGAATCGTCCCGTCGCCCATCTGGTAGACCGCTTTACCCGCCGAGGTCTTGGTCGGCTTCTGGTCGACGTAGGCGGTGATGGAATTGGCGCCGTCTTCGAGGAGGGCGATCAGCTCCGGAATCGCGCGGAGCGTGTCCACCATCGCGTTGAGCAGCTCGGTGCGGTTAACCACGCGACGGCCTCCAGGCTCGCTGGATGTACAGGCCGTAAGCGCGGTAGGCGTGCGCGACAATCGCTACCTCGTCCTGGGGCGCGAGCCCGATCATCGGCTCGAACCACTGCGCCTGCCGCGCGTGGCGTCGGCCCTCGCGCGAGGTGTTCTCGGCGCGGATCTCGGTCGGGGTGGCTTTCCGGAGCGTGAAGTTGCGTCGCACCAATCCGGTCATGTTCATATCCCGGATCGGCTGCTTGCCGAACGTCCTTTTACCTTTGGCCGTGACGCGATGCAACGGCTTGGCGGATTGCCCAGCCGCGTTGATCCCACGCGACCAGCGCTCCTTCTGGGTGTCGACCATCATTTCGCCCAGCCCCCGCATCTGTCCCTCGGTGAGCTGGGGAGTACGGAGCGAGCCGCTCTGCGGGACGGATACCTTGAAGCGCACCGCAGCCATTCAGTACCTCCCCTTGAGAACGCAGCGCGAGTAGCGGTAGGCGAAGGCGTCGATGCGCTCGATGTCGAACACCGAGCCATCCTTCTCGACCGAGTCGCCCTGCTGTGGATCGGCGGGGAGGGAGTCGTTCCGGACCAGGATGTGGCTGTACCGGCCCGGGGAAATCTCCTCGCCCTCCACGCCCTCCACCCAGATCACCTCCACCTGGGCAGCGGCATCCGGCTCCCCTCCCGGCCAATAGTTCACCAGCCGACCGAACTCCGGGATCAGGTTCGACCACAGGAGGTCGACATGCTGATCGAACAGCGGGTTGGAGATCGAGAGCGACATCACCACTCCTTCGGCTCCCGCCATCCGCGCGCCTCTGCCGGAAACTGGCGACTACCGGGAGCCCCAGCGAGACGCGCGGACCACGAGTAGCCCCGTCCCTGGTAAGGCGGGGAACCGGCTAGATCACCTTCGCCTTGAGGGAGGCGTTGACGCGGTACGGCACCAGCAGCGGGGCCGACTGGAGCATCACGAAGCGGACGCTGGGATCGGGCTCGGTCCAGCTCTTGACGAAATACTGGACGGCCTGCAACCCGGCTTCCTCGTCGCGGATCGCGCCGAACGCGCGGACGCCCGCGAGCTGCGGCGAGGTCATCACGATGGAGTCGGCGGGCATGATCGTCTTCTCCACGCCATCGAGCGGATCCACGTACCAGCCCTGGTAGACGTAGAGGTTGAACGCCTCGATGGTGCCCATGAAGTAGCCGCCCTCGCCGAACGTGATCTGGCCCCCGATGGGCGGGGGCGCGGTGAGCGCCTTGGTCCGGTCGATGTAATCGATCACCGCCTGATTCTTGCGGAACGCCTTCCAGGCGTCCGGAGACATCAGCACGTCGTTGAGCATCAATCCCTGCGTCTTGAGCGAGGCGACCGACCACGTGGACAGGTCCGTCAGCGGATCGGATCCCGCCGCGCTCCACAGCGGATTGGCCACCACGGTGTTCCCCGCCGCGCGGCCGAAATCGACCACCACCGTCGGGTACTTGTCGCCCGTGATGGTGGTCTTGCCGTTGGCGAGGATGTCTCCCGCCATTACCTCCATGCGGCGGTTGAGCATGGAGAGCTGGTCCTGCATCTCCTGCGCGATCAGCGCCCGCTGCCGCCCCTCGGGCGAGAGCGAGCCGCCGATGGCTTCGCCCGGTGTCCGCTTGAGCGGCTTGTGCATATCAAAGACGCGCTTATCCTTGATGTACGCCGGTTTGAAAACGAAGGTCTTGAAGCCGAGCGGCGCAACGATCTGGCCTTCGACCAGCGGCGAAACGAACGGAGCGATCCTCCGCTTTCCATCGATCACGTCGAAGTGGATCTCCTCGCTGACTTCCGTCTGGACGGTCGGGAAGTAGCGATCGATCAAAAACTGGGGATCGCCGAGTGTGCTGGCGACGACGCGATTCAGGACGGACGTGGAATAAAAATCCAAAGCCATCGCGGTCCTCCTCCTGGGGTAAACAAACTGGTTGCGGTTTAGCCCGCCCGCAGCTCGTCGCCAGAACTACGGGCGGGCGCCTCTGAGTGCAAATTAACTAGCGCCGGTGCGGCGGCTCGGTCGGCTTCTCCGGAGGCTTCGGCGGCGGCTGAGTCGGAGGAGTTTTCTTTTTAGGCTTGCCCTCCTCATCCGTCTCCTCATCCTCGCCTTCCTTGGGGATCGCGTCCATCGCCAGCTCGGGGTGCTCCAGCCGCTCCTGGGCGTTCATGAGGCTCCAGGAGCTTTCCGCGACCCGCTTGCTCTGGTCGGGCGCCTCCTCGTCCTCCTTCCCTTCCTTGAGCCGCTTCCGCGCCTCCTCCAGCCGCTCCTTGGCCACCTTCTCCTCATCGGCGTTGGGCGCCGACTTGACCGTGAGGCCATCGCGGAACACCACCGATTCGAGGTAGATGCCGATCTGACGGAGGTCCTCGGTGTGAGCCGCGTGGCTCCCAGCCGGGGGCCAGATCACCGCGTCCGCTTTCATCTTGCCGGTGAGGTATACCAGGACCCCCACGGCAGTGGATGTCGGATCGGCGTTCTCGGCTACCACCGCGTTGGCGGCGGTCGCGGCCGCTCCCGTCACGGCGGTAGTCACCGCGCCGGTCGCGCGGTCGAGGTGGACGATCTCTCCCCGGACCCGCTTGGGCTGGCCGGATGCGGCGGTGCCCACCGTCGAGGTGATGTCATGGCCGTCGGAGAGCAGCGGATCGTTGACGTAGCTCCCCACTTGGCTGAAGCTGGCGAGCGCAATGTTCGGTACTGGTGCAGTCGACATGATTACTCCTTTCCCTTACGCGGACTTCACCCGCTGGTGGGACGGGATGAACGCCAGGATCTTCTTGACCTCGACGTCCTCGTCGTTCTCGTCCTGGTTCCCCGCCCCCACATGGGGGTTCTGGAGCTTGGCCATCCCCCGGTCGAGCGGGCTCTCGGCGGCAGGCGGCTTGTCCACCCCAGCCGCGGCGAGGATCCGCTTGGCGGCTTCGGCGGTCATCCCCGGCTCGAATGCGAGGGTCTGAGCGAGGTGCGCCCGTCCCTGCGCCTCGGGCAGCGCGAGGATAGCCTGAATGCGTTGCCGCTCCTCGGCGGCATGATTGACAGCGGGGGCTGGCGGCGCGGGAGCTGGCGGCTGCTGCCCGGTGATCGGTGCGTCCATCGTGTCCTCCTTGGCCGTGAACCCGGCCACTGTGGTCTGGGGTTTCAGGGAGGCGAGCACGCCCTCCTCGGTCATAATTCCGTCGATCATCCCGGCTTTCTCAGCGAGCCGCGCCGGTTTTACGGATCCCTTCCCGTACTCGCTGAGGACGTGCGCGGCCTCCACGCCCCGGTACCCGGCTACCCGGTTGACGAACAGGTCGCCCAGCGAATCGACCATCTCCAGGATCGACGCGTGCCCATCCTCGGTCGAGGGATCCATCAGCTTCCGGGGCGACTGGCTGGAGATGATCTGGTAGCGCTTGATGCCCTCCTTCTCCTCGGCTGCTTTCCGGTCGGTGAGCGTGGCTACCACGCCAATCGAACCGGCAAAGCTATCGATGGATCCGTAGACGCTCTCCGCTGCGGAGGCCAGCCAATAGGCGGCGCTCGCGCCCAAGCCGTCGATGAAAGCCGTGACGGGCTTGGGGGAGTTGCGGAACATTTCAGCGGTGTCCGCGATCCCGTTCACCTGTCCACCCGGCGAGTTGACCCGCAGCAGGATGTTACGGACAGCGGGGTTTTCGATAGCTGCGTGGAAGTCCTGCGCGAGATGCTCCACGGTGGTGAGTCCCGAGGCGTTCGAGAGCAGATCCGCGTGGCGGATGATCGGCCCCTTGACGCTGAGGACAGCGGTCTGACCGCGCATCTCGACGCGGTTGCCGGTGTTCTCCAGCGGTCGGCCCAGCTTCGCGGCTACCGCTTCCAGATCGATCTCCCCCGCCATCTCGATGCGGGCGATCAACGACTCCAGCGCTCGCGGGGTGATGGCCCACGGCTGATCGAACAACAAAGCGTCGATGTGCGGGTAGCGGCTCATGCGGCATCCTCCTTGGCTCGCTCGGCGGCTTGGTCCTGCTGTTGCTGTTGCGCCTGCTGCTGGGCTTGCGCCGCCAGCTCGGCCTGATCCGGGGTGAGCCCCAGCTCCTCGATCCGCTCCTTCTCCAGCGCGAGCTGCTGGAGCACCTCCTGCCAGTCGAGGCCCGCCTTGGCGCACTCGATCTCCAGGGTGGTGGTCCGGTTCGATAGCTTGAGCTGCGTCGCCTGCGCTTCCTTCACGGGATCGATCTCGTTTCTGCTGGGACCGATCCACTTGGCGCGGATGTAGTAGTCGCGGTTCTCGTAGAAGTCCGGCGCGTCCACCAGCCCGAGGTTCACCGCCTCCTCCAGCCAGAGGCTATAGACCTGGGTGGCCCAGTAATCCGCCATCCACTTCCGCTTGTTCACGAAGAACCGCTGGGCTTCCTCCAGCGCGGCGCGGGCGCTGGCGAACGTGACCTTGGAGAAGTCCTTCCCCGCCAGCTCGTACGGAAGCCCTATCGCGTTCCCGATCTGCCGGATCAGCGCCTCCACGAAGTTGGGGAAGGTGGAGGGAGGCCGGTTCGGGATGTAGGGCGTCAGCTTGTCACCCGGCCATAACGGGAAGAACGTGCCGCCTTCGGCGCGGATGCGGTACTCGTTCTTCTTGTCCAGGTAGGCGCCGGGGTCGCCGCCCATCAGCTCCGCGATCTGCGAGGAGTCCATCGGCGTCTCGATCACGCCCGCCACCAGCGCGTTGACGATGCTCGATTGCAACTCGGTCCGCTGGTACGCATCCAGCATCCGGAACTGCTCGATCACGGGAGCGAGGATCGGCTTCCCCCTGGTCTGGTCGGCGCGGTCCTTCTGGTACAGGTGGAGCACCCTCGGTCGGCCCCAGTCCGTCTCGGCGGGGATCCGCTCCCAGTCGAGGCCGGTGTCCCAGGTGGGGAGCCACCCCGCGATCCAGTCCACGGCTTTGCGGATGTAGTAGGCTCTCGGACGCCCGTAATCGTCCAGCTCGATCCCGCCCCGGAGGCTCTTCACGGGCTCCCGGTCCATCGGCTGCGAGAGCCGGTCCGTGTCGATCACCTGGAAGCACGTCCGGAACGGGGTGCCGCGCCGCTCCAGCCACAGCGGGAGCGCGAGCGCCTCGCCGTTCTCCAGGACGGAGCGCCAGACGAGCTGTGTCATCGAGGCGAAGTTGGTGATCCCCGCCGCATCGCACGCGCAGCTCTCGGCGTAGATCTGCCAGAGCGCTTCCACGTTCTGGGTCCAATCGTTAGCCCAGGCGATGGTCTTCCCGAGGGCTCGCCAGTTGGGCGCGGCGGTGAGCCGCAACCCGAAGCCGATCACGTTGTCCTGGAGGGTCTGGAAGCTGCCCGCCGCTACCCCGTTGTTCCGGTTGAGATCCCGCGCCCGCCCCACCAGCATGGGGAGGTTGGGGAGGAGGTCGGCATCTGCCGGGGCT